ATTACCAGGTATCATATAGACCACCTTCATTGGATTTGCAAGCTGATAATAAAATACACCATCACCTTCATCAATCTCTAAGACCTCTGAAACAATATCTTCACCAGTAGATAGTCTAATAAATTTAACTGAGTTTTCTTCCACAATATTATCCTTTTAGTTCTATCTTATAGATTTTGAAGATAAATTTTTCATCGGCGTATATCTTTATCCTTTCAACAAAATGTTTCAAGGTATAATTGTCACGCTTCTTGTAACGCAAGTCGTCTGCAATATCGAATAGGACTGCTGAGTCTTTTGTTTCAGACTTTCGCAGGCCTCTTCCGATTGACTGAAGGTTTCGAACCCTTGATTTAGACGGAGAAGCAAAAATAATACTGTGGAGATTCCTAATGTTGATGCCAGTAGAAAAAGTGCCAAACGATGCGACAATAATGGCGTTTGTCTCTTTCTCGACAATGTGTCTGATCTCTTCACGGGCCTCTCCATCAACTTCACCAGAAACAAAAAATACTTTACGACCATCAGCTTTCTTATTTATTAGCTCATGGAGGATCTTACCATGCTTTTCAACATACTGATAGAGAACGAGAGTGTTGCCATCAAGAGATATTGCTAAATTGGATATAAACTTGTTTCTCGATTCATTCAAGACCAAGTATTCAATTTCTTGCTGATATGTGGAATTTTTTAAGGCCTGACAGACCGAGTCAGGATGTTTTAGTAATAGACACTTGATAAGAAAGTCTGCAACATGCCCTTGGTCCATCAGTTCTTTAGTTGTTGTTACTTTATAGACTGTGCCAAAAAGACCTTCAAGAACTAACTTATGTGTCTTAGTTCCGTCAAGGGTACCTGTTGTGCCAATACGGTATCTGGCATTTGTTAGGCCTGTCATAATATCTGCGAGAGACTTGGCCTTGAATAGATGTGCTTCGTCGCCTATGACCACATCAAACTGTTGGAAATAGCCTTTATGCAATTTGTAAAGCGATTGCCAGGTTGAGATGGTGATTGGTTTATCAGTGTGTTTATCTTGCCCTGCAAAAATTCTATGAACGTAGCGGTCGGATACAAAACCATAGTCACCAAAATCAGAGGCAAGCTGACTGACAAGAGCAATATTTGGCACAATAATAAGAATACGTTTCGCATTTAAATTCTCCATGAGATAACGGATTATCATATAGATAATGAGTGATTTACCTGAGGCTGTAGGAGATAGTAGCAGTTGTCTGCGAGTTCTGATGGCCCTCACAAAAGCATCTATCTGATAGTCTCTAGGCTCTACAGGCAGGTTTAAAGTTTCGATGAATTGCTTAGCCTCGTTTAGCGAAAACTCTTCACCGTAAACCTCATTATCATACTCCCATTCATAATCAAACTCTTCACAGAACTTCACTATGTAAGGAACTAGCCCACGATATATCTGCCTTGTTCTGCTATCGAATAGTCTTATCTTACCATCCCAAAGCCGAGCTTTATATTGAGGTGTAAATTGATATCCAGGTACCTGAAATGTAAAGTAGTCTCGAAGCTCTGATGCTATACCTTCGTGGCAATCAAGTCTTACATATACTTCATCTTTGTTATGAATAATAATTTTATCCGCCACTAGTAAACATTTCCCATTTTATGAGATTGTTCATCTGAAAGGTTCTATTGTTCAACTCTTTGAGAACAGAACCACAGAAGTCAACAACCTCTTGATGCAACATTTTCTTAATAAGAATTTCATTTAATTCGGTATCTGAATCGAGGTACATAGGTATATCTTGACGAAGCACTTTCTTCATCATTGGTTGTAGATTATATTTTTGCAAATCTTCTGGATTGTTGAGATCGCCTGAATAATATTCCCACTTGATCTTCTTCATCTTGAGATAGTCATTGGATAACTTTTTAGAAGATAGGCTATGATGTGTAAGTATGCGGAGATATTTGGCGTGCAGAGAAGAAATCTTGGCCAGTTCACGACCTGGTTCGGTTTCATCGACCTTTGAGTCTTTTGACCATTCTTCCATGAGTGCATCAATGTTCACAGGGGGCTTCATAATGTCTCCATAACTAAAATGTATTTAATAATAGAGGAAAAAATATTTCCTGTCAACCATTAAATACGATCTATTTCAAAATAATCATATCTAAATGTTATGTCGGCTGTAGGTATGGTCTCTGCACTATCCGAGGTATTGAATTGAATTGAGCCTAGAGATTGAGGATGGCAGTTGAAGAATTTAATTCTGATATTAGGAATATTAGCATTGGTATTGATTGTAAGAACACCATCGTGATATGGGTCTTTACCTTTATTTTTAACATACTGATCATAACTGGTTGGCTTCGTCAGAGATACTATCCAATTATATGTTTCTTCCCATACACGAAGGTCTTCATCTACTATAGCATTGATAGAGAATTGCTCATAGACCAGTTTATCGCCATGTCTATATGTATTTACGAATGGGCTGACAATTTCGGCCGCACCAGTGGACACACCAGGCAAGCTTACAGTCTGACAGAAATACCTAGCAAAAGGTAGCTCTGGTATAATAAATGTAAACTTAGTAGGTTGTAGAATACTAGTGTTTGTTGGTACTGTGCTTAGAATAGATGATATTGTCATGCCAATCTCCTGACATAATATTTATATAAAAAAAGGGGCAGGTTTCCCTGCCCCAGTTTCCTTCCCGCTTTCTTACTTCTATTAGGTAAGATTGCGAACGCGGAAGATACGATAGTAGATGTTGGCGTTTGAAGCTGTGTTACGCTCACCAACAACGCCGTCACCAGCTGTTGTGGCGAATGGGTTGGCTACCATGCCGTAACGAGTCTTGAAGCCAATCTTTGGCTGGAATGATTCCTGACCAATTGCACGAACCATCTGGAGTGGAACGTATGGGCAGTAGAAGAGACCAGCATCGTATGCAGATGTACCCTTATAGCCTACTGTGCAGAGTTCATCGCCGTTTGCAGAACCACCGAAGTATGGATCGATGTAAACCTTGATACGGCCATGAAGTGTACCAGCAAATGTATTGCCAGTATCATCAACAGTTAGGTTAGCCTGAAGGGCAGGAGTATAGTCGAGAACGCCAGCCATAGCCATTGCAGAAGCAACGTCTGAGGATACGATCACGATGTTACCCTTACCTCTACGGGTTGCACGGGCGATAGCGTTAGCATCACGCTCGATCTGGAAAATAAGACCCTTAAACTTTTCAACTGACCAACGACCGTTTGAGTCTGTGTCAAGGTCGAAAGTACCAGCTGTTGTAACACCATACTGAGCGCCAAGAGTGGCTGAACGATAGATGGTACGAACAACTTCACGGTTGATTTCAGCTAGAATTTCTGTTGACAGAATGTTAGCCAATTCTGTCTCAGCATCAAGACCATGAACGGCCTTCAAGTCTTGTGCAAGTTCTAGTGAGTATTCAGCCTTGAGCGCACGGCTGCGGGCTGTAACTGTAACCTTGTCGATTGAGAAGGCCATTTCAGCAAAGTTATTGCCGGTTGTGCCGTCACCAAGAGCTTCGGCCTGAGCAGTTGTCATGCCATAGCCAAGACCGTAAACAGATGAGTCAAGAAGGTCAAGAACAGGGTTTGTGTTAGATGTTGAACCTGTGCTTGTGCTTGCAAGACCACCAGCTGCGTTTGAAGATGAGAAGGCTGTGTTAGCTTCGTTGAAGAGAGCTTCTGTGCCATTCTGCTGCTTATAACGTGAACGCATTGCGAAGATAAGACCTGTTGGGCCTGTCATTGGCTGAACGCCGCAGATGTCATAAGCAATGAGGTTTGGAAGCGCACGACGAACGAGGCTGATAAGGATTGGGTCGTAGCCTGCTACATAAGAACCGGCTGAACCAAAACCTGAGTTGGTTGGTGCAGATTCGTTAAGAAGACGAGACTCTTCAGCCATTGCCTTTTCCTGGTTCTCAAGAACCATAGCAGTAACAGCACGGCGATATGGGTCTCTGATGGCAGATAGACCATCGTGGTCGAGAACTGGTGACCACTTCTTTTCTAATTGTTCGGTAAGATACATTTTAATTGTCTCCTTTAAAAAACTTTTTCTAGTTTATTGGTATTTATAATATCCTTAATTTGGAAGTTTTCTGCCAAGAGTTCTGACATATGCTGCCATTGGGCCCTGAAGTTCTTCGTTTAGAACACCCTTGCCTTCGTCGGTAGCCACTTCGTTATTGTCTAGGACATTTTTATTGTTGACAGAAGAATTGAAATAGCTTTCTCTCAATACTTCAACCTTTTGTGCAAATTCCTGTGGGCTTGTAAATTCAAGGCCTTCTACAAGAGACTTAAGCTTAGAAGCCTGAGTATCTGT